GTACATGTACATTGTGGCAACAATACACATGAGCACGGCAACTATAGTCGCGGTATCGCGATCGAATGCAAACATTTTATATATAAAATTACGAGCTAATTTTTTAAGTTCCTATAATCGCACCCATGTGCGTTCTCTTTTCGGTTGGACACGGGTACCCCATTTTTGCAAACTGAATTTCCTGGTAATGTCCTTCTTTACACTCTGCATTCTGAGGAGGGGTTTCCGGTTTTTTACCAACTAAATGATCTAAAGTACCTGATTTTGGGTCATACGTTAAAACAAATACAAATGCTACAAGAAAAATTAATTGCCAAAACATTTATAATAAGCGGCTAAATTAAATTAGTTGGAATACATCAAACCACCCATACCATTTTCGATGCGGAGGATATTGTAGTTAACACCATAGACGTCTTTAGCCCACGTCGTATCGTCAGAAACGAGTCTCGCGGAATCGAGTCTACTAAAGTTGAGAGAACCAGTTGGTTGGATTTTGGCCGTGTCGATGCAGAATGGCTGCAAGAACGTTGTAGTCGCAGTTGTATCCGCGGCTTGTGTGTGGTAGTAGACTGGTGTCGATGTAAAGTGTGGTCTTGCCGCCTTAGAGTCGGTAACATCTGTACCGTTAATTTGGAGTTTGACCTTAGCGGTGGTCATTTCATTAACAGCGACCAAGTATTTTACTGGGTGATTAAAGTTGATTTCTTGAGTCTTGGCGGCGGATGCAACAGACTTTTGTGTTTGCGTAATAAGCATATTTTGTGGTTGAGACGATAAGACCGTTCGTTCGTCTGTATCGAGGTGGTAGAATTGGGCATATACTTCCGCATCAGTTGGACACGACGAACCCCATGTGATTCTCAATTCCACATCGTGGTATTGGAGAGCAATCAATGGGATCGCGGACTGAGCATTTTCACAGAACGAAAATTTAAGTGGGTAAAAGTATTCATTATTAAACTTGTATTTAGAGTATGTTTGACTCATAGTAACTGGTGCGAGCGTTCTAATAAACTCGTCAGTTTGATCGTCGATGACCTGACCACCGACCAAAAGTTCAACCTTAGAAACTTTATTGGCCCAGTTGGTAATATTCACGGCTCTATTCGAGATGTAGACATACCCGAGCATATCACCTTTGCGCTCGAATCTAATAGTGGACATACCATTATCAGTGGGGTTGCCCTGGATAACCTGTCTTTCGACAGTTTGGGCGAAATTTGTGTGGCGTTTATAATTTGATCTGAAAAATGAAACTTCAGGTTGGCCGACGAGATGAGCATCTTGGGCACCTACGGCAACGAGTTGAGCAATACCTCCAGACATGTTTTATATTATAGTAAGGTTTTATTTTTTTAAACTTATGAAAATGCAATGGTGTTCATATAAATATTTCCTGAAATATTTGATAAAGTCATGAGAGCATGTTTATTTTGTGTGATGGAAACATCATCTGTTATGACAGTAAAGTTGACATTTGTAAGATCTTTGGAAACTGCTCTATCAGCACCAGTCGCAAGAATGGGCACAACAATTTGAGCACCATTTATTAAATTAGTGAAGTAAAGACTTTCTAAATCACCATTGATAACTACAAGTGGTGTTGTACCATATGTCCTATTTTTTGCGTTTATTGTTATGGTTTGTGTATTAAATGTTCCTATTATTCCTGGATTTGTAAGTTTTATACTTTCTGAAGTTACATTACCTGCGTTAACATTTGCATTCACAGTAACAAACGATGGAGAATCTTCCGCTCCAACACCAAGAGCAGATGCCGCTGCTGAGGCAGTTGTTTGTCCCGTCCCACCTTTTCCAATCGCAACTGTCCCCGTTCGTATTTCTGCACCTTCAATCGTTACAACACCTGCACTCGAACGGGCTAAGGTTGTATCCGAAGCGTGTCCCAACTCAATACCTGTAAACTGGGGTGAATCCTCTGTCCCAACACCGAGAGCGGATGCTGCCGCCGAGGCAGTTGTTTGTCCTGTCCCACCATCACCTATGGCTAGTGTCCCTGTTATGGACGATGCGTCTAATTTAACAGCGAGTTTATTGGACTCAATAACCAAACCACCATTTGTTTTTGCATCGATGGTCACCGTGGGTGTTCCGCTCTCAGCGGCTGCACCTGCTGTAATACCATCACCACCTGTTATAGATGTTACATAATTACCCGTCGTGTGCGTACCTAAAGTTATAAGATCATTAAGTGTGGTTGCACCCGTCCCACCTCTATTAACCGCGAGTGTTCCCGAACCTGCATTCCCCATATTTAATACTGTTATAGCAGAACCATCTCCTTTCAAGGTCCCACCATGTATGAGACCAGTTGAAGTAACATTACCCGATAGAACGTTACCCCAAACATTCGCTGTAATATAACCATCACTTGTTGCCATCGTCGGAACTATATGTGCACCATCTGGATCACTTAGTGTAAACGCAATTGTATATTCTTTTTCATCCCCTCTAAAACCTGCTGCAACATTTGCAGTTGGTCTTGTCATGATAATACCCATATCTATTGTATCGATGGCATTCGCATTACCTATTTCAATTATTGGATCGGAAACACTGTGTATATTGGAGTGTTGAAATGTAGTAGAACCCTGAACAAGTAAATTACCAGTAACAGTAAGGTTTGATGCTAAAGATGTAACATAAGTTGCGTCATTATAGGATAGTTTACTATCGCGAAGTTGCTTTGTTGAATGTACGTATGGTATTATACCATTTGTAAGTGATGTACTCGCTACATTATGTGCAATAACATTTGCATTCACGGTAACAAATGAAGGTTGATCTTCCACACCGAGACCGAGGGCTGAAGCAGCTGCCGAAGCGGATGATGCACCTGTGCCACCTCTTGCAATAGTGAGTGTCCCAATACTAACATTACTCGCGTTTAATTGATTAATACCACGACCATCACCAGATACAATATTACTCGCATTAACATTTGCACTCATGGTAACAAACGATGGTTGATCTTCCACACCAAGACCGAGAGCCGAAGCTGCTGCCGCAGCACTATCTGCTCCAGTACCACCTCTTGTAATAGCGAGCGTCCCAATGCTAACATTACTCGCATTTAATTGATTAATACCTCTACCGTCACCGGATACAATATTACTTGCATTAACATTTGCACTCACAGTAACAAACGATGGTTGATCTTCTGTACCAACACCAAGAGCAGATGCCGCTGCTGATGCAGTTGTTTGTCCCGTGCCACCTTTATCAATTGGTACCGTTCCCGTTCGTATTTCTGCACCTTCAATCGTTACAACACCTGCACTCGAACGGGCCAATGTTGTATCCGAAGCGTGTCCTAATTCAATACCCGTAAACTGGGGTGAATCTTCTGTACCAACCCCAAGAGCTGAAGCAGCTGCCGAAGCAGTTGTTTGACCCGTCCCACCTTTTGATATTGTGAGTGTTCCAGTATGGATTACATTTGACAATAACCCCGCATCCCCCTTATAAAATGCAGCGGTTACATTACCCGAAGTTGTTATAGCACTTTCAGACGCTGACGGCGTGTTAATGAATGTATGTGTTCCCACAGATACGAGTTTCGTTACGGTTTGGTTATTACTTATGGCTATGGAATCACTAGTCTCAATTGACGACGTTTTTATTTTACCCGAAACCTGAATTTTGTTCGTTGCACTACCACTAATTGTAACAGCCGTACCACCAAAAAATCGGTTAGCGCGTACATTACCTTCAACTTTTATGGCTTCTGCACCCGTATTGGACATGAAAATTTTATCACCGACCGATAACATGTGTGTAGGTGCAGTATTTGAAATACCAACGTTTGAAAGATGACCGGTTGTAAACGCGGTTGTCACATTAGCAAAGTGTGGTATAGAATTTGAAACAACATTACCTTGTATACCTGCACTATCTAAAGTAACACCCCCTAAAAGAGATGTTGCTACACCCGTATCAACAACTTCTTTTGTCGTTGAGCTGTATCCAATAAAAGTAGCACCCGCTAATTCTGCTTCGCGTAAAGGCGACATGTACATTGAGCCTGCAGTACTTGCATTTATAGCAGTATCCGAAGCATTGAACACGATCGTGTTTTCAGCCTGGTCATCCGTAGCGTGTTTACCAAACCGGATTTTGGTAGACCGCTCGATGGTAGGTATGTTTTTAACCATTTTAATATAAGTGTGTATTTTAATTTGCGTAAATAAGACCAGCCATACCGTTTTCAATACGAAGTATGTTATAGTTCACCGCGTATATAGGATCACTAATAACTGTGGTTTGACTGACTATCTTTGCAGAATCTAATCGACTAAAATTGAGTGTTCCTGTCGGCTGGAGTGAACTCGTCGATAAACAAAAACAATATAAGAAGAAATCAGGGGACGTAACAAAGTTTGTATGGTAATAATTCATAACGTCTATGAAGTGCGGTTTTGCCCACTTAAAATTACCTATATCTAAACCATTTATTTCTATTTTGATTTTATTGGTAGTTGATGTTAATGCTCCTTCGGTGGTTGTATCGGAAGATGCGAGATATTTCACTGGGTGATTAAACGTGAGTTCTTGTGAAAGTTCATTTGATGGAATACTTTTTTGAACCTGGGTAATAATCAAATTATGGTTACGCGATACAAGGTTACCCCGTTCTTCGTTATCGAGATAATAATAGTTTGAGTAACACTCAAAATTATAATCCCCCGCGTTTGTTCCCCAATGTATACGTAATTCAACGTTATGGTAGTGTAACGCGACTATAGGTAAAGCACACTGTGCACCCTCACAAAAGAAGAATCTAAATGGGTAAAAGTACGATCGCGCGCTTACACCTGGATGTGTACCATTCGCACTCTTTGAAACGTTTGTCGCGAACGTATCGATCGCTATTTTTTCGGTGAAAATGGCATCTTGTGTATCGATAACTTGACCACCAATGAGAAGTTCCACTTTATCTATAAGTGTATCCCACCTTTGAATATCAAGTGCCTGTGTATTATTATCAATTGTTAGGTACGTGTACCCTAACATATCACCCGTTCGATCAAAACGAATAGATGACATAGAATTGGATTTCACACCCCCCTGAATAGTCTGTTTTTCAACGGCTTGTGAAAAGTTAGAATGTCGTTTAAACGTTGACGTAAAAAAAGATATTTCTGGTTCGCCCATAATGTGTTCGTCTTGAGCACCAATCGCTATGAGTTGAACAATACCAGATGACATTTATAATAAGAAAAGGTTAAAAATATAAGTACATGACGCCCTGAAATAATTAATAGGCTAGGTTTCTTTTCTTGCACATGAATCTAAAAATAAAAACAGCGTCCCCACATGCAGCCGCGCCACCATCTTGTTTATCTAAATTAAAAGTTAATCTATCGAGTTTACGAATTGGGTTGTAATATTGTTGGATAATTGGGTATTCGTTTCTGAAGAATACCGTTTTTCGGGTACCCACTTTTTCTCCGGTACTTCCTCCATCTGGGCCGTGCATTACATGTTCACAAATAATAGTACCGAAAACACCGTTAAGGTGATTATCGGCGTCACTAAGTTCTTTTTTACCACGTTGTGAAAAATTACTTTTGAGTTCTTCTATACCGATGTGGATACACCTTTGGGCATCACCCGTTGTATCAATACTTGCAGCAATTAATTGAACCTGAACAATATTTTCGAGTGGTGTTGGTAAATGAAGTGTAAAATCTGTATTATCTGAATCATGATCCAGATTATCGAGTATAACCGTGTGGTGTTCGTATTCAAAATCGGGTAAAGTGGATTGACTCGTCACTAAAGCCATTTATATATACTGGAGATTTTACTTCATCTTGTAGCTCGCTTGTTCGCGAACAAGTTTTTGACCGTCACATACACCACCTTTACTGTCCGAGTAGTAGGCACTACTCAAACATTCTTCGGTCGATGGAATGTCGAAGAGCGAACCTGTATTGACGGTTTCGATTTCGACATCTTTGCCCTGGTACCCACTGGTTCGGAACATGGTAAGGACACACAATACTGCGGTGATAATGACGATAGCTCTGATCGTATTTTTGTTGGTAGCGTTAAGTTTCATTTATATTGAAACAACATTTTTTATAAAGTGCGTTAAAGAGATTAGAATAGTTTCAACATAAAGAGTAATGGACGGTGAAATTATTCTTGATCGTAAAAATACAAATGTTATGAAACTTGATGACGGTGAACAGGCTCTGATGAACGAAATTGAGATTGATATTCCTCGACCCCGAGCTCAGCCTGTGAAAAAACAAATCTCACAAATGAAAACCCAATTTGTACCACCACAACCACAGGTTTTCCAGGAAGATATTGACTCGTTTGCGAATCCAAATAAACAAACACAACCATCCATACCTCCACAAGAAGCACCCGTTGATTATCACGAATACGATGACGAACCCGATATGGATTATGGTGGGGGTGGTGGTGGTGGATATATGATGGAAGAAGAGGAAGAAAAACCATCACCCGGTTTTAAGACGATAGATGAAGAGAAAGCGGATCTTGTTAATAAACTTGGACGTTTGGAAAAAAAGGGTTTTACTGTCAACAAGCGCTTGAATGCCTATTCCCCTATAGACGAACTTAGAAACGAAGTAAAACGAATTACGTATAGTATAGATGTAGACAAATCGGTTAAATTTGCAAGACGTATGCTTATCG